AAGCTGACAGTGTGACTCGGATAGTTAAGACCCTCCGTAGGCCACTAGGCCATGATTCGGAGAAACGATTATCTCCAGAAGAGTTTGAGATTTATCGTGACCTTCGTGACTTGTTTGCTCAAGAGGCAGTGAGCCTTAAAGAGTCAGGCGTATTGATGGGTAACATCGAGGACTACTTCCCACAGGTGTGGAATAAGGAAGCCATGCTTCGCAATAAGGATGATGCCATTCTTGAATTGCAAAAGCACTTGATGCGTGAATCAGTGACCGAGCGAAATAGCGATGTTAGCGTTGCCCAAGCAAAGGAAAAGGCTAAGTTAATATTCAATCGTCTGGTTGATGATGATGGTGTTTATATGCCGCCTCCAACTGGAGGTCGTAGGGATGCAACATCAGATCACATTGATTACCAGCGTATGTTACGTCTTGATAAATACCCTGACTCTCTGAGGTCACTTGAGAAGTATCTGGAGACCGATCTTGAAGGAATGATGACTAAATATTTTGACCTGTCCACTCGTAGAGTTGGCATGGCCAATAAGTTTGGTACGAACTCCCACGGATTCTACGACTACATCTATACTGCCGAGCATGGTATCAAAGGTGCAGTGGAATTAATAACGCAGGGTAAAGTATTCTCTCGTGAAATTATTGTGCCAGATGGTACGAACAGGAAGCTGACAGATATTGAGACTGAGTTGTTCCAACCGCTAACTAAAGACCCTGCCCAAGCTGAACAGATTGTTCAGCAAGCAATGGAGATTGCAAAGTTACAGGGTGCTGACGCAGCAAGAGAATTTCTGATCACGGCTCATCCTAAAGCAACTCAATCATGGGAGAAGAGAGCAGACGCAATCGCTCATGCACTGACTGAGTTTGAAGGTAAGCAAGGCATGATTCCTGAGAAGGAATACAAGTTTGTTCAAGCCATGTTTAATATAACTCAGCGCAAGCCAGTGTCTCCGCAGGATACATTCTTCAAGCAGTCTAACAACACATCAAAAGTGCTTCGTTCAATTAACTCAGTATCTCTGCTTGGTTGGACAACTCTGACATCTCTTGGAGACCTTGCGTTACCCCTAGTTCGTTCTGGCAATTTCAGAGCATGGGCGAATGGTATGCGAAAGTGGGCATCTGATCCTGATTACCGCCAAGCTATTCAGTCTGTTGGCGTAGCCGTGGAGAACCTAACGCATGAGCGATTGACAGGTCTAGTTGGAGCTGACTCAAACAAAGCAACCAATGCGTTCTTTAACTTCACGTTATTGACTCCGTGGACGAACATGAACCGAGAGATGGCTGGTGCAGTATTCCACCAAGCAATCATCACGGAACAGCGCAGAGCGTTAACCGCAGATCAAGGATCAAATAAGTACCGAACTGCCATGCGTTTCTTGAACCGATATGGTCTGGCTGACTACGCTAAAGATGGGGCAAAAGACCTCAACGATCCGCGAGTTCTAGCAGATGATGATGCGGTACGCGAGGGCATGATTCGATTCGCCAACGAAAGCATCTTTACTCCTAACTCTAACGATGTACCAGTATGGGCGCAGACTCCTTGGGGAAGCGTGATCTTCCAGCTCAAGTCGTTCCCATTGATGATGCAGCGTTTGACTCTGGGTGAAGGTGGCGTTGGTAGTGAGGCAATGAAAGGCAACGTCTATCCAGCCCTGTACGCACTAACCATTGGTGCAGGATTCGGCATGGCATCACTGGGGTCGAAAGACGTAGTGCAATCCAGAGGTGGAGAGGAAGGTACGAGCATGGAACTTCGCAATCGCAACCTTCTCAAGTCGCTTGGCTATGACAAAAAAGTCCACGGAGATGCTGATGACTTTGCTGGCTGGTATTACGAGTCCTTGATGCAGATGGGTGGGCTAGGTTTGCTTGCTGGCATTATGCACGACTCAGCACAGCAGTTAGACAACGGAGCGTATGGACAAATCCGAGTTGCATCCACAGTCTTTGGCCCATCAGTTGGTCTCTTCGGCTCTGCTTACAACGTGGCGGCTGGAGGATGGGACGCTACTAAAGATTCAATGGGTAGCGAATCCACTAACTCCAAAGAGCGTCAAGCTATTCGGTCTCTGATTGAGAGAGTGCCAGTCGTTGGTGGCGTTAAGGGAGTTCGAGAAGCCGTTGTTGATACTGTAGCTGGTGGTTCTGAAAGTGGATCATCTTCATCCAGTAGCGGTTGGGGTGGTGGATTTGGTGGTGGATTTGGTGGTGGATTCTAATGAATCAATACGCCAGTCCTCACTTCAAGTGGTCTGAGTTTGCCTGTCGATGTGGGTGCGGTTGCACCTTCGTCTCGGAGCAAGCGATAGTGAAGTTGGAGAAGTTGAGAGTTCTTCTTGCTGCTCCAATGACGATCAACTCATCCTGCCGTTGTCCGATTCACAATGCCAGAGTTGGTGGAGCACCACTGAGCCAGCATCGAGCAACAAAGAGTAATCCCTCTACGGCTTTTGACATTGCCATTGGAAATCACGATAAACAGGAGATCATTGATCTTGCTGAACTGGCTGGCTTCAAAGGTATCGGAACTAAATATAAGACGTTTGTACACGTTGATGATCGCCCTAATCGGGCAAGGTGGTAATGATGTTAGAGATGCTAGGTTCAGCATTGTTTGGTGGTGGTGTGGGTATCTTCGGATCAGTAGTCTCCAAGGTTCTCTCCATCTGGCAGTTCAAAGAAGAACTGAAATCGAAAAAGATGGATCACGATCACGAGAAGTCATTACTGGATCGCCAGCTTGAAGCTCGTAAGGATGAACTGGAAAGTGAGCAAGCGATTGTTAATGTCGCTGCCGATGAGTCAGTTCGCGTAGCCTCTTACCAACATGCGAACAGTGTTGGAGAGACCAGCGTATGGGTGAACAATATACTTCGATTAGTTCGCCCATTACTGACTTTGATGATGGTGTGTTTAACAGCGTACATCGCTGCAACATTTGATGCGCTGACTCAGAAAGAGTTGGCTTCACAAGTGATCGCAATCACATCCATGTGTTTTGCGTGGTGGTTCGGAGATCGTTCTAAGGTGACTAATAAATCTTAGACATCATACTTATTGATCGCTCGGTTCAGATAGAACTGAGCTTTCTTTAAGTCTTGTAGTCCATTCTTCGAGTGGTAACGCGCAGTGTACTTATGCACTTGAGCAATGAAGACGATGGTAGCCCCATCTATTCCAGCCAGTGAAGCTGACTTAGCTTCGCTCTCTATCCAATCAAGCGTTTCTATTTCTTTGTCAGCATAGTGAGCAGGGTGTTCTACCATTGCATCAGTCATTCTCTATCCCTCGGCCTGTAACGCATGTACTTGTTTGGATCGTTGCAGCCCTTGTCTCCACCACAATTAGTGCAGAGCCAGCTACCATCTTTTTGAGGTTCACCATAAGCACAACTGGAGGCTTCCACTGGTACAGCCTTGTCTCCCCAGCAGACTTCCAATTTGAAACATCCACGACATCTCCAATCAGTAGCATCAGTCGAGACCTTCGCAGCATCCCCATTCAGAACAGTGACGATTCTCTGCTTGAGGTAGCTCCACTCGATCTCATCGAACTCGACAATCTCAGCGTGATAGAGTGACTTGTCTTTATTGTAAGCAATAAAAAAACTCTGCCTAATCTTGGAGAAAGCCATGTACATTTGAACTTGGCAGTAATAGTGATGGTGCGAAATCTTAATACTCTTCGCCACAAACTTCTGGAAAGAAGCGTGGTTCATCGACTTAATCTCCAGCACATAACTAATACCATCAACTTCAATCATGCCATCCGTATGACAGGAGATATGTCCTCCAAGCTCGGAGTATGAAAACTGTTCTCCAGTAGCGGAATCAATCTCGTGAACCACGACATTCTCAGCTTTCTTTAGATCGGCAACCACAATCTCTTCGATGACATGACCCATCTTAAAGATGCGTTTTAAATTGGAGGGGGGTTCAGTGTTGGGGAATCCTCTCAAGCAGAAGGCAAGGTTGGCATCGCAAGCATTACCGACTCCACTTGCCCCAATGTACTTTCGAGATTTATTTTCTACGTCTAGCTCGTAGGCCAGATCGATTGCCTTGATAACATTAAGTGCTGGTTCTTGATTCATTTGGGATCAACCTGTAAACGTATAAACCTGACGCAATGTGCAACTTGTCTACTGTGTGCTCTCCATTCTTAACCTTGCGGAGATGACGCAACTGAGCACTGACGGATGCTTCTGGATCGCCAGTCTGTTGAGAAATCTGTGAGAGAGTCATTGGATTACCATGACTACATGCGTTGTACACACGATCAATCTGCTTCGTTAAACGTGCATCATCTTTGTCTGGCTGGTAATTACTTCCTGCAAACTTATCCATAATCTTGCTCCTAAAGCAGGGGGCTTCTCAGCCCCCAAGGGGAAATTAAAACGGGATGTCGTCATCAAAGCTATCTTTCTTTGAAGTGCTGGTTGCGCCAGTTGGAGCAGCGGCAACAGCGGCAACAGCTTCATCGCTTGGAGCAAAGTAAGCATTGCGATCTCGTGTTTGACCACCACCTTTTCTGCGTTCACCGCTCTTGTCTTGCCAGTCGTCTCCTTGCACGACATGTACGCCAACCTTTAAGCCTTTCATCTTAGCGACATCAGGAGTGGCATGGCTGTAGCCAGCTTTGCTTAGAAGAGTTTTGAGGCGAGTCAATCCAATCTCAGTCGCCACCTCGCTTTCGTTGTGGACGTTCATATAGTCAATCACATGTCCCGACCCATCCAACGATGTCAGTGTCACAGCCAGACGATGGCCCTTTCCGTTCTTTGTTTTGTTTAATTCCGCATCAGTAATGCGACAGATGTGAGCACCAGCTTGCAGCGTTGTGCTGCTTGTATCCGCTTCGATGCTACCTAAATCTATTGAACTTAAACCATTCCAATTCATATTTACTACTCCAGTTATTTGGCAGCGTTTTTGCTGGCCGATTGATTATTCTGATACTCGTTAAATTCTTCGTCACTCATGCTCATCTTTGTGAACAACTCCGTGATGTCATCGCACTTTTCGATTGGACGTAAACGCCTACGAGGGTCACGGGCTTTGGCGTAATAACCTTTGACTTGATCTGTGGCCAGATAGCGAGTCACTGTTAATACTCCATCCACTTCCTCGCTGTGACGCTTGCCACAGAAAACGTGGTCAAACAAAGCAGGGATCTGCTTTGATACTTGCGAACCTTTTACCATTGGCCAGTAGGTCGTTAGGCCATTATCGTCATCCTCTTCTTTGAGAAGGCACGTACATACAACGTGCATGTCTAAGTCTCGAATCCATTTAAGTGATCCGATCATAAGGCGGCTGTTGTCACCCCACTTCTCAAACGTG